GAACTAATTTAGATTTGGGTGAATATAAATTTCCTAATTCTTCATCATTTTCCCAATGATGAATTGTTTTATCATAGCTGAAAGGGCCTTTAATAACCCCGGTTCCAAGCAAGGCCATTTCAAATAAAGAGTGTCTCAATACTGAAATTGCACTTGATTCCTCTAATTGGTCATGAATTAATTTCTGCATGTTTCTTGCTGAAATTTCTGCAGGATTAATTTGAGGTTCAGAACGGGAATCTTTTGACGGGCCTTCTGTAAATTCAGCCCCCTCATATTCTTTTTTTAATCCACCTAATACGGAATCAAATGTTGAGCCAGGAGCCAATTCATTTCCATCACCTGGAAATCCATATGGACTTTTCGGCTCTTGTTCCGGAGTTTGTTCTGATTTAGAAACATGAGCGTATTCTTCAGTACCTTCTGGTATTGCTGTAGGTGTAATTCCCAGTGGAAATTTACCGCTTGAAAATAATACTTCAATAATCTGCCCATAAGCAGCCATAACTTTTGTCTTTGTAATTTTAACAAAAACTTTTGACTTTTCACTTTCTGTAAAAGCCATATCATTTCCATAGATACCCCTATAGTTTCGATACGCCCTTAACCATCTCTTCTCATCAAATTGACGAGCATTTTCCGATGCTTGAAATTTTCCCTTTATAGTACCAGCAATATTATTATATGCGTCATCTTCTTCGGTATCCCCGAGAGCTATAATTTGGTCTTCAGCCATTATTTTTAACTGTTAAATGAGCCGTGCTTAATTTTTTCTTTTGACCAAGCTTCAAGTTTTTCTTTTGGGGCTTTTCCTCCTGCTCCAGAAAATTCTCCATGCTTGTATTTTTTCATAATACTTCCATCAAGTTTTTCATTTGCAGATTTTCCGTATTCCGCACCAAATTCACCTTGCTTGTATTTTTTCATAATTGGTTGTGGCATTATTCCTCCTAATAATCTTTTTCACTTGCCATCTTCCAGAAAGAAGATTGCACTTGATTGTTTTTCTTGGTTGGATAATCTTTAGTTAAAACATCAACATCAGCCTCTCCGCCATGTGCTGATAAATTCAAGTTCTTTTTATCCTTTTTCTTTGGATAGGGCTTACCAAGGTCACCCTGTTTATATTTGGTCATTACTGGTTGTGGCATTCAGCCCTCCTTTATTTTTTCTTTTAAATAATCCATCAGTTTTGGATTATCTACAAAGACTGTTGTCAGTCCATTAGTTATACCATTAACTAATTTTTCTTCTTCTTTCTCTTCTAACTCCATATTCCATTGATATATTATTGCATGTAAAATTTCATGTAATATTGTATTAGCATGAGAAACTCCTTTTTCGGTTGTTACATATCCTATAACACCTTCCTTGGAAAAAAACTGCCCTTGTGCTTCATTGGCACTGGCAACAGTTTGTTTCCATTCTTCTAACTTATATTCCTTATATCCGACTTTAATTTTATCAGGTATATGCATTAATATCCAAATACACGGTCAGCAGGTTTGAATGTTGCTTTTTCTTTTTGTGATTTTAAAAATGTATCTTCTTGATAACTATTTGGATTTAATGGTCTTGACATGCATCCATATCTGAGAGCGTCATATGCATGGTCTTCCGCATCTGTATCCACATCTTCCGGATTATGTTTATCTGTAGGAAGAAGTGGAAATGTCCTTAATAAATTTCTGCAAGTATTAAACACTCGCAATCCCGGCTCTTCCGTTTTTGAATCAATTCTTAATCTTTTATGCAATTCTAATTTTCCAGCCACTCTGCTTCTTGGTGACCTGTCTGATGGTCTCCATCTGCATCCTTCACGAATCATTGTTTCCGCAATGCTTGGGCCAATATCTCCTCGTTTTGCCCATGTAGAGGAATCCAATACTCCATATCTTATATATTCCCCCTCTTCTGCCTCTAGAACTTTTTTCGCAAATAAATCAGCCGTAAGTCTTTTTGTATATAATTCTCTATAAACCCAAAGATTATTATCAAAATCAATAGCAATCCATAAGCAGCAAGCATAAGAAGAATACCCCCAGTCACAAGTACGAAACCTGTGCCAATTACGAGGTATTTCAAAAGGGTCTGTAACATGTCGTACTACATCAAATTCAGGAAATGCACAATCTTCAAATGCGTTCCAATCTCCTTCTAAAAATTGTTTTCGTTGAACTTCCGGTAAAGAAGACAACATGACAAGATAATCATCTGTCTGCATGAGATAGGGATTATCTTGAAGTTTAGCCGGAATAAATCTTCGTGTTATTTTTTTCTGACCAACAATCGTGTCAATTATGACATCAAAAGCTTTATTAGGTTCTGACGGGTCAACAAACATGTCCTTAACCCACAAAGACCCTATATTACCTGGATTTCCCGTTGCACGCATAAATACCGGTATTTCCGGGTCAACACTTCTGAGGGAGGAACGCAAGAAGTTATAAATTTCTGGAGTAGGATATTGAGGTAGTTCATCTATGCCTATCCAAGTGTATGATTGACCTTGGTAACGAAGAACATCTGTTAAATTTTCTGCGTAACCAAATTCAATTCTAGCCCCTGAAGGAAATCGCCATTCTTTTTCCTGCTCTCTCCATTTTGCACCAGGGAATGCTTTACCATATAGCCGTTGAGAATGATTAATCATGTCTCTCAACTCCGGCATGGAACGTCTTAATAATAAAGCCCTATGATGTTCCTTATAGCAATATCTTAAAGGGTCAACAAGCATGGCGTATGATTTGCCGCCGCCTCTTGCTCCTCCATAAAAAACTTCTCGTTCAGAAGATGCCAGAAATTCCGTTTGAGGGCCTTTATTAGGTTCAAAAACAATATTTTCTTTAACATGCTCTTGAATTTTAGGGGAGAGTTGCTCCACCTCATTTGAATCAAGAACAGTTGAGTTTTTTCCTTTTAACGCATCATCCGTTTTTAAAATGTTTTCTTTTTTTCTTTTTGCAGTATGAAACTTATTTTGAGCATTCTCTATTTTTTTATTTTGTTCCCGTAAAGTTCGCTGAGCGGAAATTTTCGCCTTTATTGCAACGCTATAATTTCGTTTGCCTTGAGGCTCTCCCCGTTTTCTTCCGAGATTCGCTCTTGGCTTCGGTGGTTGAAGTTCTTCCATTTATCTGCTATTTTTTTTAATCCAACATGACTGATTGGTCTTCCCGTTTTTCGGTGCAACCAATTGGCCACCTCACGATATGAACAATTTTCTAAATAATTTATCGCTTGTTTTAATGCATCCAGTTGTTCTTGAATCGGCTCCAAATAATTTATATCTTCCGCTAATTTATACCCAAAAGGTATGGTTCTCGCTTTACGTTTTATAAGTTCCATCTTTTGGTGGTAATATGAATATACCGTGAGCTACCTGAGCGTTTATGTCAATTTTTTCCTTTTTTACTAAACCAACCCTGTCCAGTATCTGTTTCGCTGCTTCCATTCGTATATTCGCCGCCGGTGTCATTCCATCCTCATCCAACGCATCAACCAATCCCTTGACGGCTTTTGCTGAATGCAAAGCCAAAGAATATTCAGCCTGTGAGACAATTTCATCTTTTAACGCCTTGACAACCTTTGGATAGGAACTTGGAGCATACCCCGCAAGCTCTCCCGCTTTTTTTGGATTACCCTGTGCCTTTCCAAATAAAAAACTAATAAAAGTCTTTTGTTGGGAAGTCAGTTCCTTATTTTGTATTTTTTCTGGTAACATTTGGTTTTGTAAAAATTTTCCACCAGGCTTCCGCTAATCCGTATGGGTCAGAACCAGCGTCTTTTTTGCTTGCTTTTTTCCCGTCTTTCTTTCGCCCAGTTTGGTGTTTCAATTTTTTTCTCTTCACGTTGCTGATATCCTTTTTCTGCCGCTTGCATTATTTGTTCTCTGGCTTTGTCTTCCTTTCCACCCATATCTGATATGACAGATATTTTAGGAGCAGATATAACTCTTCTAATAAAACGCCTGCGAGCCGGAAAGTCTCTTTTGTCGATAGGTAGATTTTCCGTAAATCGTCCACCCGTCTTTGTATTTTCGTATTCATAGATTGGCATTATTTCATGTGATTCGTCAAGAACCACATTCCCACTAAACACCTTTCTACTTCCCTTTTGGTAATGTCTGCTAATATTTTAATAGTATCGTTCATTATCTCTTACCCGCCCGGCTGTTTCTGGGGAATGACCGATTGGAACGCTTCGTCCTCACTGTCAAGTTCTTTTTTGAATTATTCATCGGATTTCCATCCTTGTGGTGCACATCCATGCCTTTCTTGCCTGATTTACGATTGGCCTTATTACGGGAAGACCTCCTCTTTATCTGGGACGGTCTTGCGTGATATCTGTCGTATTCCTGCCTGTAATTTCTAGTAGGCATATTTGGTTGTCTTGGATTTCTTCTCTTTTTCTGATTTTCTACCCAATTTACCCTTTTTAGGAGCCGCCTTACCTATTCTGCCCTTAACGCCAGTTTTCGGTTTAGCTTTTCCTCTGCCTAATTTTCCATACATCGGCATGATGATTCTCCTATGTTATGTTTTCAATAAGCTTTTTAACGAGCTTATAGTCTTTTTTATTCGATTTCCTGTAATAATGGAATTGCCTAAGATGCTTTTGCAAATTTTCCCTATATTTTTTTTTATCTTCCACAGATTGTGCATTGTAATACTCCTGAGTTATCCTAACAATATCCTCTTTTAAGCTGAACACGCTAGGCATTCTTCTTCTGTGCCATTTCCGTTCTTAACTTGTTCCTTAAGTTTATAGTTTTCAGCCCTAAGTTCAATCCGGTCACCATACGCCTTGTCCAACTTCTCAAATAAAAATTTATTGTTCTCTTTAATTGTCTTGATGTCATCTTCCAGATGTTTTATTTGCTCCGTTAGGCCCGGTACCAGATTGTTATCCATTATTGTTTCTCCTTGGTTAATAGATACCAATGGAGACTTCATGTTCCCATTGGCAGTTGTTTGCGGAGTTCGTGTTTAGCGTGGTGAGCTCCCAGACCACCAATGGTTTGCATTATCTTAAGGTGTAAAGCCTCTGTAAGTAAATAATAGTGTGTGCCATCTTACCTTAAAAATAATACCTATAGTTACCATTATAGTGCTTTACAAGTTTTTGTCAAGTTTTTTCTTGACAAATTCCCCGTGGACTGTATAATGGTATTACCACCCGGGCAGGGGGGCCTTATATATAGGGTATAAAGGTATACTTTAAGGAGGCCCGAGGTTATAGGTTAACACCCTTTTTTACTATTTTTCCAGCAACCGGGTATTCACAATAGGGGGAGGGGTGGGGTGGCACTGGCATACCCCCAAGCCATAAAAAATTTTAAAGTTCTCCAAAAGGTTTCTTTAAGTTTTGCAAGTTGAGACGTGGCTACTATCACGATATCTCTAGAGTTTCCTCAAGGTTTACCTTGTAGAAATTTTCGAGCCGCCAGCAAGCTGGCGTCTATTGACCTCACAGAACCATAAGCCTTATATTTCAAGTGTAGCCTCATAG